CAGCATTGATGATAGTGAATTTGCGTTGGTCAACGAAGATATCAATAATGACCTATCTTCGATTTGGGCAGTTTCCAACCAAGTTGTTCCTCTGACGTTCGCAACCGTCAACAGTGATACGCACTTCGAGTCGGTTGTCGAAAAGCCAGGAACCTTGGATGGTAACCAGATCATTATCAATAGTGACCGATTGGTTTTGAATACGAAACGAGATAAGTTGTTGGTTAGCACCTTCTTAGGTACCCATTTCACCACTTTACAAGACTACACTGTTGATGCAGACAAGAGTTATCGGAGTTTCGCCGGAGTCAACCGTGAGGTTCGTATTGGTGAGAACTACCTTATTACTGTGGGTGAGGATTACTTATTAGGTATAGGAGGCGATAAGACTTCGACAATTGGAGGCGCTACGATCCATGCCTCAGAGGGAAATCACTCCATTATAGCAGACAAAATATTTATCGGTTCGTTGGATACTCAAAATGAACCGTTGGTTTTGGGCGACCAACTCAGAGATTTCATAGACCAGTTCTTGGCTATTTTTATCCAGAACTCGGCGACTCTGACTTTTCCTACTATTGGACTAGGCCCGTTGAATCCAGCTGTGTTGGCACAGATTGTGGCTCTCAGAGCACAGTTTGGAACGATGACCAAGGCGTCAGCACAAACAAAGGGATTTCTAAGCCAGAACAATTTTGTAACCCGAGATTAAGAGGTTGTCATGAATAGAAGAGAATTGAAACAAATGATTCGTGAAGAGGTAAAAACGGAAATTCTTCGAGCCCTACCCTCACTCATAGGTGAGGCTTTAAATGAAGCCATATCTAAACAGGCGAAGCCTGTGGCTGGTAGGGCGCCTCGTCGGAGAGTGGTTCAGGAAGGTAAAAAGAAACCCATTGACCGTTCTCAGCTAACAGCTCTATTGGGGTATGGAGATATGCAAACTCCTCCGCGTGAGTCGGCACCGGTTCCTACCGTAGCGGGAGTGCCTGTGGATGGAGGACTTGTGGCAATGGAAGCAGCGGCCGGAATGGCCCACTTCAATGACGCTCCGATAATGGAGAATTATGAGCAGGGAGTTGAAGAGGTATATGACCCACAGACTTCTTCCATGCCTGCAATGCCCGGCGGTGTAGACGGTGGTGGTGACGTTCCTATGGATATCGTTGCAGCTTTGGGTGGAGCAGCAAAGAAAACCTTAGACGAGGCGGAGTATAGGTCTAACTGGCGACCAGGTATGAAGAAAAATGGCTAATGAGCAAACGGCGATAGGAGTAACCCTTCCATTACGTAGAGGGAAGACGGGTTATTTTGAACAGTCGTTTACTGCGATTGAACAAGTCAAATCCAACCTAACGAATTTGCTCTTGACGGTTCAGGGGGAACGGGTGTTTCAACCCGAATTTGGTTCGGAATTGCACAACCTCATCTTTACTCAAATGGATGAGGAGTATGATTCTACCGTCCAGAATGCCGTACAACGTGCGATCACTCAATGGATGCCGTTTCTTACCATCGTGGAGTTAGAAGTGCTTAGAGACGATGATCGAAACAAGACCTTAATCAAAGTTACGTTTGCAATAAGCAGTAATACGAACATTACAGATTCTATTGTCGTAGAGTTTTAGAGGAGACTTCTGTGGTAACCACAAATATTCCGAGACTTGGAAAGAGTTTCGCTCCAAAGGCGAAGGAAATCAAGTATCTCAATAAGACATTTTCTGATTTCCGTCAGGGATTGATAGAACTCACAAAGGTCTATTATCCTGACACCTATAGAGATTTTAATGAAACCTCTCCGGGTATGATGTTCATTGAAATGGCATCGTATGTGGGAGATGTACTGAGCTACTACATTGACACTCAGTTTCGTGAGAGCCTTTTGACCTTTGCACAGGAACAAGAAAATATCGTTAATATTGCGCAAGCGTTCGGTTTCAAACCGAAACCTACTGCGGCCGCAAGCACAGAAGCAGACGTATTCCAAGTCGTACCAGCACTAAGTTCCGGATCAGCCTTCTTCCCAGACGAGAGATATTATTTGCGAATAGGTTCTGATGCGATATTTTCATCTGAAGAATTTGGCTCTGTGAACTTCCGCAACCCACAAGAAATTGATTTCTCCGATCCTCTAAACAGAGAGATAACGGTATTTTCAGTCAATGCAACAAATGCTCCAACCTTCTATCTGATAAGGAAGAAAGTCAATCTAGAAGCAGGGGACATCAAGACGAGTACACGTACTTATGGCAATCCGGTTCGATTCAGTAAGATTACGTTGGCAGACGTTGATGTGATTGGAATTTTGAACGTCACCGATTCCAACGGTAATGTGTGGAATGAAGTGGATTACTTGGCACATGATTTGATTATCGAGGACCGAGAAAATTTAGCACCCACGTCCGGTAGTGTGTCAATGAGTTTGGCACCAAGGAAACTCATCAAGTTCAAAAAGCAACCTCGTAGGTTCATTACTAGATACAATGAAAACTTCGAAATGGAACTATTCTTCGGTTCAGGTGTTGTCAATGACGATGATGAACTGGTATCGTTGGATAGTAGCAAGATAGCGAGTAGTGAATATGAAACTCGCCTATCTTCCACTACTTTAGATCCAGCCGATTTCCTTTCATCCAATACCTTTGGTTTGGCTCCATCCAATACTACACTGACTCTCACCTATGTTGTCGGCGGCGGAATAGAAAGTAACGTTCCCGCTAACACCATTAACGCAGTCAAAAACATTCTACCGTTGAACGACAGAGATGTGTTCTCGGCAGAAGAGCAATCATTGTTCGATGAAGTAGTCAGATCGTTGGCAGTAAACAATCCTGATCCCGCAACAGGTGGGAAGGGTGCTGATTCTGTAGAGGAGATTCGACAAAGCACTTTGGCGTTCTTCAATGCACAGAATAGATTGGTTACTCCGGAAGATTACAGCGTTAGGGTTCACGCAATGCCGCCACGTTTCGGTGGAATTGCGAAATCGTTTATTGTGCAGGAAGACCAATTGTCCGCAATTGAAAATGCTAGACTCATAGACGTTAGAACAGAGGAAGGGGAATTATCAGTTACGGAGCAGGGAGAGTTGGTAAATAACAAACCAAATCCTCGTTTGGTCAATGTGTACGTTTTGGGATTTGACGAAAACAAGAGGTTGCGAAATTTAAACAGTCAGACCAAGAAGAATCTAAAGGACTATCTCAGTCAATATAAAATGTTAACGGACCAAATTAACATTATTGATGGTTTCATTGTCAACATCGGCGTTGAATTTAAGATTGTGGTATTCAAAAATCAAAATCTTAATGATACACTTGCTGCGGCAATTGATTCGATAAAGGAATTCTTTCTAATAGACAGATGGGATGTCAACCAGCCCATTGTTGTCAATGACCTATTTCTACAAATTGCGTCGGTGGAAGGAGTTCAGAGTGTAACGGATCTTACAATTGTCAACAAATATGCTTACCAAGATGGTGGCAATTACGAAAACTTCAAATACGATATCCAAGGAAATGCATACGATCCAGAATCCGGAATCATATTCCCATCTCTAGATCCTATGATTTTTGAACTTAGGTATCCTGATACGGATATTGTAGGGAGCGCAATTCAATAATGGCTAGAAAATTTATCACCCCGATTAGGGACGCATCCATTTACGAAAAGTATCCAGATCGTAATACGGGCTTTGATGAGATTATCGAAGTCGGTAAGAGCGAAGATGGGTTAGCAGCGATTCGTGGATTGATTCAGTTTGATGAAAGTCTCTTTGAAAGTATTCCATGGCAGGACGCGACTTTTTATCTAAACCTTCGCATTGCTAGAGGTGCTAGTTTCCAAGGCAACCAACTAATCAACCTCTATGAAATGAGTCAGAGTTGGCAGGAAGGAACAGGCTATTTCGTTCAAGATACGGCCAATCCTCAAGATGGTGCGAGTTGGATAAATAGAGTAGACACGGGTAACACTGAAACTTCCGAATCTTATGTAGGTGGAGTTACCCAATCGTTCACAGCTTCAGCGAATGTGTGGGGAAGTGCATTTGATCCCAAGCTCGGTGGAATCACTGGCTCATTGGGAATTACCGGGTCGGGGTTTGTCAATTCGTGGGGATTTGGTTGGAAGCCATCTGATGTCAGACTTGACGTAACCAGTTTGGTTAGAGATTGGATAGACGGCACAAGATACAACAACGGATTACTTATCAAGGTAAGCGATGATGAGGAACAAAATGAAAACGTTCAGACGAACGTCAAGTTTTTCTCACGTCAGACCCATACGGTATTTCCACCAACACTAGAAGCAGTTTGGGATA